AGGGATCCTGTTTGCTTCAGCTTTCGCATCAATTCCACACTTTTCTCTCATGTAAAACTGCAACTGCTCTGTCGATAATCCGCCTGCCGCCGTTGTGTTCAAATATTCCGTTATGATCTTTTCAACTTTCATCAGTCTCTTATATCCAAATCCAAACTTGTCATGAAGAATCTGAAATGAAATCAACCGAATATTCAAAAAAGATTCTTCGATCAGATCATTGGTATTGCTTTCTGTCTTTGCATAGCGCTGCATCCGAAGCAGTTCATCTTTGGTATACCCCAACGGCTGCATACGCTTTCTCTTTCTTGCCAATGCATTACTCACTTATTTACACCTTCCTTCGCTTTTTCTTCTCTCCATTTCACCCTCCCTGTGGTGTCGAATTAAGTAAATCCGTTTCCAGCGCATCATAATCATACTGGCGCTGCTCAAAATTGTTAAAATTATTCTTTGCCGCGGGGCGTTTCTCCGCTTTCCCCGGAACATAGTTATCATCCAGATAATCAACATAACCGTTGTTAAAAAATGTACTTCCGTACTGTGGTTTCCGCCAGTCGGCGTCCTTCTGCAATTCCAGGCTGTAGCGTTCAATCGCTTTAACTAGCGTGGGTTCTCCGATTGCGAGTAGCCGCTTCTTTTGGGTATCCGATACCTGCCCTTTGCCTTTTTTGTTCGGATACATCTTCCACAAACGTTCAAACATCGCTTTGGCATCCGCCAAAGTATTTTTATTATTAACAGTTACATTATCAGGATCATTATCACTATCAGGGTTATTTTGCTTTTCAGAAAAACCATTCGCTTTTTTTGCTTTCTCTTGCTTTTCAGAAAAACCATTCGCTTTCGGTCTGCCACCAAGTTTCCCGGCTTCTCTGCGTTTCTCAACCTTTTCCATGTACGCCGCATTGTCCCGATCCATTCGCTCGCGGATAAAACTAAATGCCATATCTGCCGCCGCATCAAGTTCCGGTACAGATTCGCCCGCCGCATAGCACAGAATCGCGGTAAATAGTTCTCCGCGCTGCTCCATGCTCATTTTCTGTATGTGCCGCAGATACTCCGTATACAGGACAAAACTGCTTTTTCCGTCTGCCAAGCCATCACCCCGTTTCTAAGTCCTTAAGCAGGTCTTTCAGCGTCATTTTCGCCTGTCCCGCGGTAAGTTCCGTGATCGTCACTTCAATCCTCGGATTCTCCTTATCCACAAACGTATCGAAATAGAAGTGCGGGATGCATCTCTTGTTGTCGTCCTTGATTACCCATGCCTTTTTCAAGCTGTCCTGCACAAACTTAGCCGCGCAGGACAAAATATTGTCGTTATCCCGGCGCCGGTCTTTCTCGAAAAACCGGTAATAGATCAGTACCGGTGCCGTAATGGTGCCAATACCAGGAAGCTGCCGCCAGATGATTCCATCCTCATTCTTCTGCTTCATGTGTCCGCCCTTGTGCGGATTCGTCCGGTTGGCGGCAGTGTATTCATTCAAACCATCCAACCGCCCCGGGATCGTGAACTTATACTCCATCCGCACCACCCATCCGCATCTGTGCATTACAATCATTGATCTGATCCACCAGGTACGCCGGAAGCGTATAGCAGTCAACAAATTCATGTGCATCCGCGAGATCCTTTCTCTTCAACGCCTTGTAACTCTTCATCCTGCCCTCATCATCGTAGATTCCAAATTCCCGGCGGAGCTGGTTGTAAATATCCCGATACACTCTCTGCCGGATCGTACTGTCAAGATATGCTTCCGTTTTCTTGCCACCGAGAAGTTCCGCACCTCTGCGTCTGATATGTGCCGACAATTCATCCGATTCTGCGCCGAAAAGCGGCATATCGTTCTCAATGTGGTCAATCCGGTGTTCTACCTTGGTCACACGCTTATCTACGATCAGTGCGGCTTTCAACTCTGGCGACATCCCCTCAAGCAGATTGCTGTGATCAAAATAAGAATCAACCAGACGATCGTATACTTCCCATGCCGTATCCGTATTTAAAGATTTTGCATGGAGGAACGCACCCTTCTTTGTCCAGAGGTAAAGTTTATTCAAATTTCTAGCGAAACCTAAATTTTCGGTTTCGCTCTTGAACCGTTTCAGCTCCTCACCATCCAGACAAATAAAATGCTTTCCTTCCACATATCTGCTCTTATTGTTGTTAAAATTATCTGTGATTTTCTTTGCTTCAACGCCATACGCTTCTGCAATCTGCTGCGTTGTCAGCACTCTCATGCCTCTATATTCTGTAACCTTTAATTCTTCCAATTATTTCTCCTTTCCCCTCCGGGACGACCCCGGAGGTATCATCATGGCTTCGACAGTTCGTGATATAATAAGTCTCCGCATGATTGGTTTCTTTTGCCCGCAGGCGGGTGTTTCAACCCTATAACCAGCTCCGCCCGAATATCCGCCGGAACTCTTCTCTGCTTCCGTAATGGCTTTCAAAATATTCCTGTGCCATCTGCTTAAGCTTCAGATCCATTTCAGCGGCATTCTTCCCCGCCTGCGTTCCATTCGGATGCAGATCCGGGCGAAGCGGTATGACAAATCCATACTTCTCGCTATTCTTCCGGTTCGGATTACCCGGGAAAATATGATGGCGTTCAACCGGCACCGCGCCGGTAAAATAGCAATGTTCCATATCATCCGTGAATACGCTCCATAATCGCTTCATATTCCCCACCGCTCTTTCATTTCCTGTAGTTCTGCTGGCGTAATGGTATCTATTCCAAGTTCCTTTGCATCCGCTACCGTTCCGTCAATCAGAACCGACATTTCTTTCGTGTCATAGGTATGACTCCCGCGATAGATTTTATATACAGTCAGTTTTCCGTCATACCGAACCGGCATTGCATGGATCGTTTCCTGTTCCCACATATATTCTTCTGGTGCGTTTGACTGATAGTAGAAAATATTTCCATCTGGAAGATATTCGGGCTGTCCATATTTACAGATCAGAACATTTTTAGCTTTTGCCTTTGAAATCGTGAGTACGTCAGCAATTTTTCCAACCAACACATGAAAGTAAGCATTTGCATCAAGGCTCCGTTTCTGCGTATATCTGACAGCTTTTATTTTTAGCTTGTCCTGATTCTGTAAATTTTCAATTTGACCGGCTGCCGAAGCGTCAACCTCAAACGTGAGGATGATGCCTCGTCCATCAAATGTCCGGCTTGCACCAGTTAGCTTTCCGGTAGTCTCCATCAGGCATCAGCTTCTTTCCTTTTCTTATACCAGGTCTCTACCTGTTTGATCAGCTTGTTTGCCAGCTCCGTAGAAATATCAGATGTACCGGAAAAATTGTACATTTTCTTAAGCTGGCTCACGATATCTACCGCATTTGCGTTCTCACACATTTCAGCATAGGCATCCACAAATCTATTGATTTTATGTAACTGCTCTGCTGTCGCCGGTGTAAACTGCGGTGCTGGTGCAACTGGTTCCGGTGTCTCGCCGTCCGGGTCTTTCATCTCCTCGGTCGGAATGCAAAATACCTGAAAGCATGCATATTTAAATGCAATCGCCATTGCCTTGTTGGTTGCTTTATCTCCACTGTCCATGCCCTCGCCAACTGTGATTGCTTCAATAGACGAGCCGTCCTCTGCATAGAACGTATATTTTATCCGGCAGATGGAATAGATCAGAACCGCACCCTTATTTGTGGTTCGCTCCTGTCTCTGCTGTTCCAATACTTCCGGAACAATAAAAACATGATTCTTTACCAGCGCCGGATTGATTGCATTCATGACCGCATCAATTCCGCGGTACTTAAAGCCCTGCTGTTTATTCACTGCATCTTTACCAACCGCCCCGATCTCTTCCATGCACCGAGAGATCGCTTCATATATATTCATTTTTCTTGCTGATTCTGCCATGCTTATACCCTCCGGAATTCAATTCCATACTCGCGCATAGCAGATTCAAGCTGTGCGATCTGGAACGGATCGGCAATTACTTCATACCGTACGGTTCCCGCCGGCGCCGGAGCAGACCGCACCTCTTTTTCTTCCTCCAGAGCAACATCCGGCACAACTTCCGGTACAACCGGTTCTTCATGCACCAAAGCAGCTTTTCTCTGCTCTTCCTCTGCCGCCCGGCGTGCCTCCTCTTCTGCCTTTCTCTGCTCTCCCTCTGCCTGTCTCCGCAGAATTTCTTCCTTCTGCTTCTGGTACTGATTCATGGTTGCAATGGCATCTGACAGTTCCAGCGTTGCCTTATACTTCGCCAGGCCTTTATCCTCAAACTCCGATTCCATCGCCCGGATAGTGTCCAGATCTTTCTCTACATGCTCCACATGTGCTGTGATGGCTTCTGTGATAGCTTTCTGCGCGGTCGTGGAATTCTCCCATCTGCTGTCATAGATGCGATCCAGCGGCAGATACTCCATCACGGTTCCATGCTCCGCCATAATCCCGGTATAGATTTCACAGATCATCGCTTTCTTTGCTTCCACGCGCCTACGCTCAAACTCCTCGATCTGCCCGCTGATAAAGTCGATCGGTTCATCGATCAGCTTGTCCAGTTCCTTGACCTGCGCTTCAAAATTGGTATACGGCGCCATAAAAGTTTTCTTGATCTCGATTCGCCTGTCGCTCATGGCCTTTTTCAGTTTACGCAGGCTTGCCACCGTCCTTTTTGCTTCCGGCTGGGATTCTACGGTAAACACCATCCCCTTGTACTCCTCCATTTTTGCCGCAAGGGCTGCCTTGATCTCTTCAGAGTTGGTCTCGATACTTCCGTTTTTCTGCTCTACTAATAAGTTAATTTCCTGCATCTTCTATCTCCTTTTCTTCTCTAAACCGCTCATCGCGGTCGTATATTGCTGCCAGTTTCTTTCTATGCCGCTGTGCCCGTGCCTGCTCCGCTTCGTATTCGTCCCAGTCCGGCGCATCCGGCGCGATCTCAATCATCGATATACTCCCACTCTCCTTTGTCGCCATTGTCACTGATCTTAAGTCTCACTGCTGTCTCTGGCGAAACAGCCAGCACCCCGCTAATGCTCCCGTCATCCGTAACGGTAATAGTGGCAATTCCCGCAATGCCGACCCCTTCCAGTGTTTCCGGCAATTCCCGCAACACATCCACAAGATTGCACATATCCTTGTTACATAACCTTGCTTTCATTCAAAAAATCCTCCACTTCCAGCTGCGTCCATTCCGTTGCCCGGGTCATCCGCTCCATCTTCTCCTCGCGGCGCTGCCGTTCTGTCTCCCCGGTAACGCAGTCATCACACATACCATTCCGACCCTCGCCCGGGTCCATCATGCAACCGCAGCACCTACATTGATATTTTCCATACATTGACATAACCTCAATTCTAGTGTTACAATAAACGCAGAAATACTTATGTATTCCTACGGTAAATAGCACCTGCGTTCGCCAAAACAGTCAGGGTGCTATTTTTTTGCCTCATGTTCCAGATACTCCGTTCTTAGGTCGTATACAAACTGACACAGTTTTTCCGCCACTTCATCCGCCATCTCATTTCCCGAAAGATTTCTCACATAACTGGTTCCGCATATATAACATGTGAGCTTGCGGATCATATCCCAAACGCTCCAATAAACATACGTGCCAAAAAGCTTGTACATAATAGATTCCGTATTGCAAGATGCGCTCGTAAACCATTTTGAACGTGGCTTCTTTAAAACCGACTGTGTATCTTCGCGAATGACCGTTCCTTTCATCTTTTCTAAAATCTGCTTTTCAACCTCGGAGACAATCTCCTGTTTTTCCTGCTCCGTCACCTTCCCACCTCCTCAATCTCAATCCACACAATATCCGGCTTGTCCATCTCGATCACAACCTCGGTGCGCCGCCGCTCCGCCAGCATGCAGATCGCATAGCCCGCGCCGCCCAGGAAGCCACCAATGATACACAACGCTCCCGCAAGGTAGCCGTATACATCCTGCGAATCCAGACAGCATCCTGCAAGCAATGCCGTGACTACGCCGACCGCCGTAACGATCTTACCTATTCTTTTCAACGTTCTCACCTCCCCGATCCCGTTGTTCTGAAACTCCATTTTCTACATATCTACAACACCCTGCCAGACATAACCGGTATCTTCCCATAACTTCTTAGGTGATACATATACATTTCTTCGATTTTCAGAACAGGTTCCATGTCCTATCGGCAGCCATCCCTCGATAATCCCATTTCTTACCCAAGATTCTGATTTCCCATATATTTTCGCAACCAGAGATGTCGGTATTTTTTTATTGGAAAATTCTGGCACCGCTGCAATTCCTACAATTAACCGTGCAATTTTCTCCAATTGGTCATTTGTTACTTTCATTTCCTGCAATTCTTCTGGCAATGATCTCCCTCCCTTCTTATTTGCTGTCCAAACTATTGGACAGATGATGTGGTGGCTTCCATTTCTTCCCCTCTTGTGATATGATTTTAAAATGTAAAGGAGAAGCTATTCATGTACCTATTGATTGTTTTTTTAGGAATTGTAATTCTCAAGTTCGTGTTAAATCTTTCCCGGCTTATTGGAACACTCATAATGTTTAAAATATTTCAAAATCAGCCGAAAAATATAGCCCAATACTGCCCTTTCGTAACTTCACTGTTTAACTCTGCTGGAACTCAACAAATCATTTTGTCTGCGACTAGAGCCAGC